AACTACATAATCTATATCTCTGTTCTCCGACTTTTAGAGTCGCACTCACGGTACTCGTTTTCGACTACTCGGGTCAAATCAAAGTAGACTTGGTAGTTTATCCATAAATGAAATTTTAACCACAATTTTATTAAAAAACACCATGTCTATTTTCAAGTCTCAAATTGAAAAGTGAGAGTTGAGTGAGAGACGACACTCTCTCTTACTTTTACTCGACTCCTCTCAAAATCTGAGAGTCTACCCCCAAAAAGTATGGGTTCGAGACAAATCCGACTCATTCAACTACATAATCTATATCTCTGTTCTCCGACTTTTAGAGTCGCACTCACGGTACTCGTTTTCGACTACTCGGGTCAAATCAAAGTAGACTTGGTAGTTTATCCATAAATGAAATTTTAACCACAATTATTTTTCACAAAGCCGCTCGGTGCCGGACACGATAGAAGAAGACCACAATTTTATTAAAAAACACCATGTCTATTTTCAAGTCTCAAATTGAAAAGTGAGAGTTGAGTGAGAGACGACACTCATTCTTACTTTTACTCGACTCCTCTCAAAATCTGAGAGTCTACCCCCAAAAAGTATGGGTTCGAGACAAATCCGACTCATTCAACTACATAATATATCTCTGTTCTCCGACTTTTAGAGTCGCACTCACGGTACTCGTTTTCGACTACTCGGGTCAAATCGTACTCGTTTTCGACTATTTAGGTCAAATCATCACAAGTTAATCCACGAGAGACTTTCAGATTCTACCCGACTCCTCTCATTTTCTATATGATACAACAGGTAATAAATATGATTGAACGCAGTCTTGCTCTATTATTTGGTATGATCGTAGGTCTAATGGGTTACCTACTTTCAACCAACAAGAAAAAAAGTATTAAGGAAAATTTTTTACCATCTATGACTTATAAAGTCGACAGAGTGGCGGCACCCAACGAAGATTTCGCTCATAAAGGGGAATTTTGGTCCGTTCCAGGCACATATCAGTCTTTGGTAGCGCCGAGATCTGCCAGCGTGCAGTATGGCTCCCAGATTCAGTACAACTTACCGGCTGAGGGTCTTCTCGCTTATAGGTCAAATACACCATTCGCCAACGATGGTCTTCTAACTACGGGAGAAGGAGACATTGTCCAACCCGTTACCTATGACAGGTTCATGTTCTCCAATAAGCGCTCTCGACTAAGAGAACACGGTGATCCAATTCGAGGCGACTTACCCATTATCCCACATAACTCTGATTGGTTTAGACCATCCGTACAACCTCATATTGACCTTAAAGAAGGAGCTATGCAAGTTATGGGTGGTTTTGACAATGAAACGAACAATCAACTGTCACTGCTGATGTCCGCTTCAGCTGGTAACGCACTCCAAACATTTGGCGGTATGAATTTTAGTGGTCAAGATGGCCTTTCAGCCAACATGGGAGCGTTTATGAGGTCTCCTAGTAGTGGTATGACAAGCGGTATGGATACATCTGACGCTAACCTAATGAAGTTTATGAGTGCAGCCCCCCAAGGTTCAAACATAGTTCAAGGTTTCGCTGCGACAGGAATGGTGCCACAGTATATGACGGCGACTAATATGGGGTTGTTTCCAAGCACACCTCAGATAACAGCCAACAACGCAGGTGTGTTCTCGACCATGGGTATGGTACCACAGAATGCCGTGGCTATCGAAAGGTCTGGTGACATTAACGTTATGAGAGGTTAGATTTTTTAATGCTTTAAACAAGCATTAAAAAATATTTTGTAAGAAGAAAATAAAAAATGAAAATTATAGTCTAACAATGCGATCAAAAGTACCAGTGACTACCTGATGAGCCACAACTAGTATAGTCTTTGCTGGAAAAGTACCTCGTATCTTGTTAAAAATTTTAGTACTTAAATCTTGGTCCAAGTTAGCCGTGCATTCATCCAACATGATGATAGACTCACCCAGTATTTCTTTAAAGGTTAAATCGAACGCTAGTTTGACTCGGGCGTACTCTCCCGTACTAAGAGACTTGTAGTCGACAGCGTTACCCTTGTAGTTTATAACAACGTTAACTTGTGGTCTTTTGTCACTTAAAAGCTCCAAATGAATCTGTATGGGGTCCCCAAAGCTTTCAGAGAAGAAGTCTTCCAACAGAATTTGAAGGTGTGTATTGATCACATTTACTATACCTTTTAAAGACTCGTGTTCAGCCTCAATTATTTTTTGTTTGAAAAGAAGAGTTTTAAGGTATGTTTGTTCCACTTTAGTTTTTTCGGTTAAGAGTTCTTTTAAGGTATCTTTGATCCTTTTATATTTTTTTAATTGGGTGTGGAAATTTTTATACATTTCAAAATTGTGCATGTATTTTATCCCTAAATCGACATCTTTTATAAACTGTTCTAGTTCGGGTAGTGTTTCAGCATTATAATTAAGCTTTTTCAAATCCATCTCTAAAGCCTTAATTTTGTCCACAATACAACATTTTTGTTTAATTTTTTCTATATCAATCATACATTCCATTAAAGCTTTGTTTAAACCACAAATTTTTTCCTGATTGTGTAAAAGTTCGTCTTCATCATAATTTGGAGTATTTTGAATTTTAGTTTGCAAGTCATTTTTAACCTTTAACTGTTGACGAACAGAATTTAATTTTATGGTTAAATCTCTCTTTTCATCCTTTAAAACGTTTACATCTTTGATCACCGAAAGATCGCATTTTTCTTCTGGGATCTCCAACCTTAATTTTTCTAAATTTTTCTCAAGCTTCGTTAAACTAGCGGAAGGTTTAAATGAACCTATTTTTCTCAATTCTTCAACCAACGTAAGGTATCGTTTGATAAAGTTAATTTTATCCACAATTTCTTCTTTATTGTAAGAGATAGTGTACTCTTCGTTTTGAATTAGAGTGGTTAAAATTTTTTCCTGTTTTTGTATGTTTTTTTTCACCGTTTCGAAATTTTTTTTTATCGTCTTATTTTCAAAGCTATCACCGCCTTCTTCCAACTCCATTGTGTCCATGTTTATGGTTAAAATACACTCGCACCTCGCACATTTAAAAGATTTATAAAATTGAGACTTTAATGCTTTAATATCACCTTCGATAACAAGTTTATCGTATTTTGAATTAAAGGTTTCAGCCTCCTTTAATTTAAATAAAATATTTTCCAATTCTGTCAACTTGGAGTGGTCAACGGAACCCATTCCGTTAATTTTATTTTGAATGGTGGTTTTAGCCTCTTCCCAGTGTATTTTTTCTTGGGAGAGAGTGTCCATATACTCGATTTCCTTGCTTTTAAAGGTCTGTAAGACCACGTTATCTTCACATATTTTTATTTCTTTGTTCAACTCGTCAAGTTGTTTTTTTAAGGTTATTTCGTCCTTTTCAGATACCCCTGAATACTTTTCCAATTCCTTTTCCAATTCTTTGGATAAAAGAACCTTTTCTTTGATTTTTAAAATATTTTGAATTGTAGTGTTTGCACGGTCTAACTTCTTCCTTAAATCGTTTATTTGAGAATTTTTATTATTCAAAGTATCTGTTTGACCTAAATTTTTAATTTCTTCCTCGGCTATTTTTATATGGTTGAAAATATCATTATAAGTTTTAATTTTTTTACCTTCTTCTTCGATACTAGTTGTGGTAGTCTTCTTCTTTAATTCAAACTCTTCCAAATTCATCTTTTTTAGAGCTTCGGGTATACCATTTCCATCTGGTTTTTCGACGATATCTGGTTTTTGGATAATTTCAAGCATATTTTTGGTATTTGAAATTTGTCCATCTAATGTGGCCAGTTCCCTATTTAAATTCGAGATTGAATTTTTTACCTTTAGCTTCAGGCTATCAACATCATAATTATTGTTTACGATAGTTTGTAAAAATGTCATTTTTTCAAGGTGAGAAAGATCCAGAAAGAACACTGAAGAATTTGCAATGCCAAAATATTTGTTAATGATAACTTGTGCTTCTTTGTCTTCATAAAAACTACCAGCGTGTGTTACATTTAAAATATTTGGTTTTTTGGTTCTTTTAATCTTAAAATTTTTATATTCTATCTCAACCTCACAACTTGTCTTATTGAAAGAAACCAAATATTTATGCTTTGTCGCTCCATAAAGAGCAAACTGAATTGCGATTAAAATTGTTGTTTTTCCACGGCCGCTTGGACCACTAATTAGCGTTATTTCATCATCATCAAACTCAAAGGTCTGATTGGTATAACATCTAAAGTTTTTCAAAGTTAACTTCATCTTTATTATATTGAATATTTTTTAACCATTAAATTTCATTTTGTATATAATAAAGATGAATGCTTTAATCGATTTAAATAATTGCCGTGAATATATGACTATTAACATTGGTGGTAAAGACCATAAAGTTAAATTGGGTGGAACAATTAACGATCCATATTTTTGTGGTAAAGATGTATGTGATATTTTAGGTTACAAAGACTATAAAGATGCGATAAAAAAATTCACCGAAGAAGAGGACCGTTCTAATTTTTCAGAAATTGTGGATAAAAATAACCTCACCGTGGGGGGGGCAATTTGCCCCCCCCACGGTGAGGTTCAAATAGGCCATAAAATTTTTTCATTTAGAGAAGGTCAACTTCTTTATTTAAATGAAACAGGCTTGTATTCTTTGATTCTATCCTCAAAAGCACCTTTTGCAAAGGAATTTAAACGTTTGGTGTGTAAAACTATACTTCCAAGTATTCGAAAGTATGGTTCTTATCAAGTTGAATCTCAACTTGCCGACGCGGTGGCTCGGTTATCCATAAAAGATAGTAAAATAAAAGAGGTGGAAGAGAAAGTTAAACAAGCAGAAAAACAAGCTATGGTTGAACTTGAGGCTAGAAGAAAGGCTGAATTGAAAGCACAACGTATCAACAAATTTATGAGAAGATCAACCATAAAAGAACGAAAATTAGAATGGATCTATATAGCCACAACTAAAAAATACGCTAAAGAACGAATTTTTAAACCAGGGTCAACAGACAGGATAAGTAAACGTATATGTGGTTATACTACCGGCCACCCTAAAAAAGATTCATATTTTTATGTATGGATAAAAAAATGTTATAACGCTAAGGATCTTGATAACCATATTCAAAAAATGTTACATATGTTTAAATACAAAGAGAAATTTAATGATACAGGTAGGCACGAACTTATTCATGGTATAAAATTATCTGATTTAATTGCTATAATTGACTTTATTGTAGACAATTATGATGCAAGTATTGACTTTGTAAACAATTTTATTACTACAAGGTTAGATGAAAGCTTAGATGAAGAGGATCCCGAACCTGTTCCTCTAGATATTAAAAAATTAACATATCATATTGGTGACCACACAGAAACTATAGATCTTGAGGAGGAAGAAAGCGAATCTATAAGAGATGCTTTTGATGATATTTTACTTACATTAAAGGAACAACGTGATCGTAATACAGATGAACCAGTTGTTGTACAGAGAAAAGATCTAATGAGTCGACTATCAAACACGACTCATGGTAATAAAAAAGATCTATGGAATCAAATCAAAATATTTACAGGTTGGACCAGTTCTAAGGTTGAAATAGACGATGGACAATTTAAATATAAAATAGTATACTAATGCTTATTTTAACTTTATATTAAAGTTAACCTTGTTCCTTTGATACCCTTTTGGGTATAAAAGGAAAAATGGGAAGGGATAAAGGTTGTTGAAACCATTATTTTTTAGGAGATGTATGTTGTTGTGGAACTCTCTTTAAATAAGAGTTCTTTGATTCCTTGGCATGTTTAAAGTTACATCCAGCATCGTTTTTATTTTCAATTTCCAAGGTACCATCGGGGTTTACTTTTACCACTTTAATTTTTTTACATTTTTCTCCAAAGTTGCATTCTTTAAGGTCGGAATAGTCATGAGCGAAGCGACATTGTTTTCCATGGAAGCATTTAGCCTTTTTAAGTACAGACAAACAGAAACGGGTTGGTTTAGATGGTACACCATCTTGTGGTTGTTGTTTAACCTTTTCAGACAGAACAGTTGGTTTAGGTTGTGGTTGAGCTGATTTTGTTTTCTTTTGTTTTTTGGATTTAGGTTGTTGTTTAACCTCAACTACTTCCTTTTTCTGTGGTGGTGGTAGTAAGGCAGCATAATTTAAAACCCCGTTTACCAACCGATTAGTGTCGCCAACGGTGTTGGTTTTATCCCACCATGTTTTTGGTTTTGCAAGAGTTGGCGATGTTTCGGTACTTTTTGTGGGGCTATTCATCCAAGAAAAAAAAGGTTTAATTTTTGGAACCCTTTGTTTGGTGATTGGCCTGTATTCTTCCTCCTTTTCTGGAGGTTGGTAGTCCTCTCCATTGGTGTCGTCAAAGTCCTCTTCGTATGGTTCGTAGTTGTCGTAAAATTCTTCTTCGTAATCACTATCAGAATCGTAGTGTTTGGTATAGTTATCTCTCTCTTCTCCTCCTCTCAACATTGATAGTTTAGAAGCCATTGTATTATTTATTATTTTAACTATTTTTATTTTAATTTTAATCAATTTTCTGCATTTTAGGACAAATTGTACCATATTCGACTCTAATACCCGCTTGATGCTCGATATGAGATACTTGTAAAGGTGTTTACCTTTCGGTCCTATGGACCGAAAGGGATATAATAAAGATGAGTACCAGCAAAAAATACGTGTTTCGAGAAACTAGACACATTAATGGTGGAAAAAACCTAGAAGATTCCATATCTAAAAGAAAGGGTAAAATTAAACCCTCTTCAATATTTGGAAAGTGGTTCCAAAGTACCGATGATATGTGGTACTTGTATGCCTTACTATTTGGTTGTATCGGTTTACTGGTGTTGGTTTTGATACATCGAAAGTTAACCAGACAAAAGGGTAGATGGACCAAAAATTTAAACTTGAATAATATTTATATGTTTAAAGGTCAAACAAGACCTCTTGAAAACAAATCTGAATCTAGTGGGGAAATCGAATGTAGAAGGTTTCTTGAAACCATATTTCAGTCTCCGTTTCCAAAGGCTAGACCCGACTTTTTAAAAAATCCAGTTACGGGAAACAATTTAGAAATTGACTGCTTCAACAAAGCTTTAAAATTAGGAGTAGAATATAATGGTCAACAACATTATAAATTTACATCCTTCTTTCATAAAAATGTTGAAGCTTCTACCAACCAAAAATATCGAGACGAGCTTAAAAGACGAATGTGCCAAGAAAACGGTATAAATTTAATAGAGGTTCCATACACCATAAAATTAAGCGATATAGGACCGTTTTTGCATCTAAAATTAAAACAGCTTGGTTACATCAATTAATACTATGTTGCTAATTCGAAATTTATACTTTTTATTTTTCAACAAAATTTTTTAGTTAATAAATATGCCAAGTGTACCTCCAAATACATATACTATCAATAACAAACTATATTATTCGGCCGACGAACTAAAATCTTTTGATCCACTTTTTTTCAAAGGTTGCGGACCAAGTATTCGAGGTGTAATCAAGAAATATGGTGTATCCCACCAAGATCACTTGTACGCAATGAAACTAGAAGATAATCCGCTTGTGGTTACTTCGAAGGTTTTAAAAGCCAAACTGTTTCTTTCTGAAGAGTGGTCTAAATCCAACCTACCTTCTCTAAATTCAAACCGTGTATATAAATATGATCCTTTACCACCCTTAATAGAACTTGAAGATTCTGAAAAATTTATGGACGATGGAGGCAATCTATACAACGTTGAAACGAGAGGAGAAAGAAGCGAAGATAGGGTGTTTTTTAAGGCTAAAGATATTTCCAAAGTATTTGATATGAAGAACCTTAACAAGGTTA